CTTCACTTCAATGGGAAGGAAATGATGTGATAGGAAAGGCATCTATTCTCGACACTCCTATGGGTAATATCGTTAAAGGACTACTTGAAGGTGGAGTTCGACTAGGTGTTTCAACTCGTGGTATGGGTAGCCTTGAGCAACGTGACGGTGCAATGTATGTCAAAAATGACTATATTCTCAATACGATCGATATCGTACAAGATCCCTCCGCTCCATCAGCTTTTGTTAATGGTATAATGGAAGGAGTAGAATGGGTCTGGAATAACGGCATTGTCAAGCCTCAGGTAATTGAAAAAATGGAGACTGAAATTAAACGCGCACCTAGCAAGAGACTCTATGAGACTCAGGTTAGGGAGTTCAAGAATTTCCTCTCGTCTTTGAAAAACGAAAAATATTAAGGAGTCCTAATATGGATGATAATCAAGTAGAACTCCACGATGACGAGGCAGAAATCGTGGACGAAGCGAAAGTAGATCCTGATGCTGGCACTGAAGAACAATCAGTTGCCTCTGTCAAAAAGGCAGAAAGTGCAGGAACTGCTAAAAAGCGAAGAGGAGATAAGAGCAATAGTGAACCTCGGGGTAAAGTCGTTGCTGGCGACCCCGAAAAGCATTCTGAAAGCACTGAATATGATTTCAGTGACGATCTAAATGCTCTCGTTGATGGAGAAGCAACTTTGTCTGAAGAATTTAAGGCAAAAACCGCTGTTATCTTTGAAACCGCAATCAAATCCAAAGTTTCTTCTGAGGTCGAAAGACTTGAAGAAGAATATAATACTAGACTTGACGAAGAATTGGAGTCAATTCACCAAGAACTCGTTGATAAAGTAGATGGCTACCTCAACTATGTGGTGGAACAATGGATGGAAGCAAATCAAGTTGCAATTCAACAGGGTTTGCGTACTGAGATCGCTGAAGAATTCATGGGCAAATTGAAAGATCTGTTCACTGAGTCTTACATCGAAGTTCCGGAATCCAAAGTCGACCTGGTTGATGATTTGGCAGAGCAAGTTGCTGAACTTGAGGATAAACTCAATACTGTAACTGCTGATGCAATCGAAATGGCTGAAGAACTGAAAAACTACGTGAGAGAAGAAATAGTTCGCGAGCATTCTAGCGACCTTGCTGATACTCAAGTTGAGAAACTTCAGTCGCTTGTAAAAGATCTTGAATTTGTAGACGAAGAAAGTTTTTCTAGCAAAGTAAAAACTGTTAAAGAATCATATTTCAAGAAGCAAAACACTAGTAATGAAATTGTAGAAGAGTCAGAAGATAATGACGAAGTTATTGAAACTTCTTCCGTTATGGAAAATTATCTCGCTGCCATTCGCAAACAAAACCATAGCAAGTAATTTTAGGAGTTAAGATACATGGAAATTTCATACGATAAACTGGTCGAAAAATGGGCACCAGTATTGAACGAAGAATCAAGCGGTACGATTTCAGATCGTCACCGTCGTAACGTAACTGCTGCAGTTCTTGAAAACCAAGAACGTGCTCTTCGCGAGCAGCGTTCTGAAGGTTTGATGGAAGTTGCCGCACCTGCTGCTAACAACACCACCGTTGCTGCTAACTGGGATCCCGTATTGATCTCCCTCGTTCGCCGCGCAATGCCTAATCTGATGGCATATGACGTTTGTGGTGTTCAACCAATGACTGGTCCTACTGGCCTGATCTTCGCTATGAAGTCACGCTATACTAGCCAGGGTGGCACTGAAGCATTCTTCGACGAAGCAGATACTTCACACTCTACTGTTGTTGGCGGTGCCAATACTATTGGTGACCAGCACCTTGGTACTTCTTTTGATTCTGACACTGACGGCGATCTTGCTGCCAACGGCGTGTACAACTACGCTCAAGGTATGTCAACTGCTCAAGCAGAAGCAATGGGTACTACTGGTAACAGTGCTTTTTCCGAGATGGCATTTAGCATCGACAAGGTAACTGTAACTGCCAAGTCACGTGCACTGAAAGCGGACTACTCGCTTGAACTTGCTCAAGACTTGAAAGCAGTACACGGTCTTGACGCTGAAGCAGAACTGAGCAACATTCTTGCTGCTGAGATTCTTGCTGAAATCAACCGCGAAGTTGTCCGTACCATCAACGTAACTGCTAAGGTTGGTTCTGCTGCTGGCACTACAACTTCTGGTAAGTTTGACCTTGACGTTGACGCTTCTGGTCGTTGGTCAGTTGAGAAGTTCAAGGGCCTCATGTTCCACATCGAGCGCGAAGCTAACAA